TATCCAGAAAGCCCTTCGCCTGGAAGTTACGCAGCGCGGCCTGCTGCTCATCCAGGCGGTTCAGCGCCTTGTTTACCGGGTCGATATTCTCCAGCAAACCTTTGAGCGCGGTCTGCTGTTCTTTGAGCCCCTCGCTACCCTTCTTTGCGGAATCCGCACCAGCGCGAAATACGCTGTTCAGGTCATCGGCTTTATCGACGGCGCCTGCCGCCGCCTGACCGAGCTTATCCAGTTCATTGCTGGCCGTTTTCAGATCGGATACGTCAGCACGCAATGTGATCGAGGCGATTTGGTCACTCATCAGGCCGTCTCCTTATGCATCACTTTGAGAGCCTCGCTTTCCATGATTCGAATATCAGCCATGCAGGCCGCCGCATCCTCAACCCCGTGTAACTGAAACACCCAGGGGAGAACGTTGTAATCAAGACCGGTCGCACCACTCGCGCCGACGCGCCATTGAGTCGCCAGCGCGGAGAAGACGGTAAAGGCCTCCCATATGGATGGCAGGATCCCCACCTCTTCCTCCACGTCCTCAGGCGTTAAACCAAAAGCGGCTAACTCCTCGCGCGTCGGTCCCGGTGTATACATCGCTGCGGCGACCTGCCTTAGTTTTTTTCGCGGATGCCCATCAGTTCTTTGGTGTAGGCCAGGCCGATGCTGTCGAATGCGCGCGGGTAGTTCTTCAGCAGGACGATCACGTTATCGCGTGTGAAGTCATCCGGCAGCGCCCAGCCTTCGACGATATCCATCAGGTAATCAGCCTGTGGTTCAGTGAGGGTCTTTTTACCATCAGCGGCTTTCTGCATCTTCTCGTCCATAGCGCGCAGTTCCTCGAGCGTCTTATGGCGGAAGGTGAAGGTCAGTTTGCCGTCTTCAGTGCCAGCGCGCGGGATGCTGGCGGTGACGGAAAAGGTTGGATTAGGGATCAGGGAGAATTGGGTCATGGGATTATCTCAGAATGGCCCGGCGAACCGGGCTCAGGTGATTAGCTGACGGTAACGGTGCACGCAGCAGAGGACAGAGTCTTGCCTGCGGCATCTGTGACTTCGCAGGTGTAAGAACCCGCATCGCCGGACGCAACCGAAGGAATGTTGAACGTGGATGCGGTTTTGCCAGGAATGGCCGTGCCGCCCTTCTTCCACACGTAGGTGTAAGGTGCGGAACCGCCCTGCATGACCACAGCCAGGTCCAGCGCTGAGCCAACTGCCGCAGACTTCGTACCCGGCAGGTTGGTCAGGAACGCCAGCGGCGTAGCGGAGGCATCAACGATCGGGTAAATCTGCATATCCGATTCGAAGTTCATGCGCGCTTCGTTGCTTTCTACGGCGTTGATTTCGGTCTTAGGCACCTTCTGGAAAGACACCTTGGCGGAGTAGTAACGGTCTGCCTTACCACGTTTGTTGTTGAACCAGATTGCCGTGGTATCGCTCGATTCATCCAGCTCAATCAGGCGTTTGTAGATAGCCAGCAGCGGATCGTGGGCGAAGGTATAAACCTGCACCACGGCGTTTTTGAACGTCGGGATGGTACGGGCTTTATCATCCTCCAGGAACTGAATGCTGATGGTCTGCTGGTCACCGCCTTCAGTGGAGAGCGTCATCACCTGCGGCATGGTGATCCACGAGTCGATTTTACGCAGAGTGCCTGCGCCGGTGCCCGCCGGGAATTTGGTGGTGTCGGTAGTATCGAACGCTTCCAGCACGATTTTAGTGCCGGTAACGGACTTAACGCGCAGCACCATGCTGTCGAGCTTCAGCCAGCCAGAGTTCACCTGGACAACATCACCCGCGAGGATGCCAGCAGCCGAGGCAACGGTCAGTTCGCATTCCGTCGCATTGGAAGCCGCAGTGAAGGTAATCGGCGCAAGATAGGCCTTGGCCACGTTTACACGCGACCCGTTAGGGATTGCGAATGCCATTGCATTCTCCTGAATTTAGGTAATAAAAAACCCGCCGGGTGGCGGGTCAGTAATCAGCGCGGTACTGCATGCTGACGGGGGTGGTGTAGGTGATGGAGCCGCTACTGCCGTTTGGCGCTGACGTCGGGCGATCCTGTATTGGCGATCGCACCTGAGGCGGCCCGTTGATGTATACGGTCAGGTCACCATCCACCAGCGGCAGCCCTTCAGGAAAGGCGTCAGCGATAGACTTTGCCAGCCCTCTGGCCTGAGTCACGCCACTACCGGCAGGCGCGATGATGTTGAACTGCAGGATGCCCTGATAGGTGCGCATCTGGCCCTCCAGGTCCTGCCCTACAGTTTGGGCGGGCAGAACGTAAACGCGCCCGTATGGCGCATTATCAGGGGGAGTAAACGCGATGTTCGGCCAGGCTATCGGCAGGCCCAGCGAAGAACCGATAACCGCGATCCGGCTTTCCAGCAGCTCAGCGATCCGCATTGACTGGTCACCGGCCATTGCGCACCTCGCTCATTGCCTCACGGAACAGCTGCGCGGCGTCCAGCGCAGTGATGCCGACCATGCCACCGGGTGCCTGACCGGAATGCCCGTTCTCCAGCGCTACCGCATAAGGCATGTTATTGGTGAAATAAATCGAGTTGACTTGACCTACCCGGAACACCTCCAGCACCGCCATGCCTCGGGAGTTCGAGCCCTGCCCCGATGCGTCCGGCGTGTCGTTAGACTGGGTTGGCTGGCTGTCGAGGCCGACGTACCAGTTGTTTTTGAAGCGCCCGCCGACGTACCCCTCTGGTTTTTTGATGTCCATCGAGTCGTTGACCGCTCGTCCGCGTTTCAGATATCCCGCCTTTGTGACGTTGGCTGGGTCATTACGGAGCGCAGCATTGTGGTCACGCACTGCAGCGTTATAGGCCACCGCAGTCTGGTTTACCTCCCACTTATCCGGTTGCCCAATGGGCGACATATCGACCAGCTGCGCCAGAATTTTGATACCCGTCCGGCGCACTACCTCGTCCATCTCCTGCTTAGAGCTATCGACAAACAACTGAATGGCAGCCAGGAACGGCTGATTAGCTGTGCTGGCCATGGTTACGCCCTCAGCTGGATGTTGTAGGAGATAAGCACATCAGCGGGCTTAACCGGGTTCGGCTGCACCACGCGCCACTTCTTGCCGTCGATCTCGATGCGGTCATCGATACGTACTTCCGTCTCGAAAGTGGCAGCCAGCTTCTTATCGCCAGTGGCGATCAGGGAGCCGTCGACCTCGCGGGAGGAATATTCGGTGATAACGCCGGTGACGGTCGCTGTGGTTGCCGGGGTGGTGACCTCTTTCCCGAACTGGTCGCGGATAGTGCCGCCGCCACGGGTCAACTGGTAAGTCTTCCCGTTCTCGGTCAGCAGCCGTGTCGCGGTCGCGCGCATGCGGCGGTAGTCGATTGCCATATCACCCCCTTTCGATACGGATCTGATTGCCGCCCACCACCAGCCCACGCAGCGAGGAATAAAACCAAGGGAATGACGGCGAGGCCTTATTGGTTCCCGGCTCGTACTGCACCGTAACAGCCCCCTCGACGCGCTCCATGGTCACCGCACCACCACCAGCCACCGACGGCGTGAGGTCAATCTCCTGCGATTCGATTGCCAGGCGGCATTGCGCAGCAACAAGACGCTGCGGGATAGAGTCACCCGGCAGGTCAACACCATCGAAGCGTATGCCAGAGCGAGGCCAGGACAGAGGTTGTGAAGCGTCAGCGCGTTGACCGCGCCAGTTCTTCCCTTCCAGATAATCCATCGCCTGCATCAGCATCTGGCCGCACTCACCATCATCGGCAGGAACGGTATAACCGCGCCCAGCAGCGAACGCACGCAGGTCGATAACGCTGGCGTAAGTGTTGAAGTCAGGCGAATGGGGATCGGCAACCAGCATGGTCAGTCCTCCAGACGCCAGTCCAGCGCCAGCCAGTTATCCACTTCGTCAGGGTGAACGTCAGCACTTAGCGGGCCGCTGGGGAACTCCGGGGTATCACGAACCATAATCACCAGCTCAATACCTGGCTGGTCCTGCTGCTGGTCCTGCAGCTGTTCCTGCAGGGAAAGAGTTTGTTCAGCACCGTTCTGCGCG